ACCAAGAGATCGAGGGGATGTCCGACTACGAAAAAGCTAACAACGCCACCGCCGCCGCGCTCGCCGAGTCGACGTACAACGACAAGCTGTGGCAGCAAGAGGTAAAGGCGACCGAGACGCTCTTAAACGACATCAAGGGCTATCAGTACATGACCGAGAACATCACCGACCTGACCGTCGCGACGCTGAAGGGCGGGGGTGTGTTGTCGCAGTACAACGCGCAGCTCGCCGCGCAAGCTGAGGTTATGAAGGCGTTTGGTGATAAGACGTTCGATCCAAACCGTCTCAACCAAAAGACGCCTACCGGTCAAGACGCTGGTCAGGTCTACAACGACGCGTTCCAGACCTCACTGATCGGCGGTTCTTCGGAGAAGTTTGCCGCGACTCTTAATACCGTGCACGACAACTACCTGAAGCTATTCCAGCCGACACAGCAGTACCGTGAGGAGTTGCAGAAGACAACCGACGTCACCATGGCCTCCATCAAGGCGTACGAGCAGATGGCTGAAGCTCAAGCGCAGAGTCAGATCGGTAAAGGTCAAGCTGACCTACTGAGTGGTGATCCAAACGGCGCGGCCGAGATCGCTCAAGGCATTAAGAATTTTACCACAGCGCGTGATCTAGCTGATAAAGCGATCAACGAGCTCAAGACAACGAGCACGTTAGAACTTCAGCAGCACAGCGATAACTTTGGTGACGCGTTTGAAGCGTCGTTCCAGAAGTTAAACACTGACGCGCACGCGTTCAGCACCGAGATGCAGAAGACGTGGACCGATGCGTTCGACGGGATGACATCGGCGCTCGTCAACCTCGTGATGACGGGTAAGGCTAACTTCACCGACCTGACGAAGGCAGTGCTAACCGACATTGCGACGATGATCATCAAGTGGTTGGAGTGGAAGGCGATCTCGACCGCCCTAAACTTCTTGCTCCCGGGATCGGGATCGTTGGTGGGTGATGGGTCGATGGCCGGCTCAGCGAGTGGCTTGATCCAACTAGCTAACGGCGGCGTGATGACGAGCGCCGGCTTGCGTAAGTACGCTGGCGGCGGCATCGCCAACGTACCTCAGCTAGCGATGTTTGGGGAAGGCTCCATGCCTGAGGCGTACGTTCCGTTGCCGGACGGACGCACGATCCCCGTCACGATGACCAAGAGTGGTCTAACGGGCGGTGGATCGGGAACCGACTCGCTGCTAGCTAACATGATCTCGAGCGGAATCACGACGGGCCTCAGCGCCGCCTTCACGTCTCCGTCGTCTCCGTTTGGAATGCCCGGGCTTAACGCTAACCAGCCGATGGGTGGTAGTGGCGGAGGTAACCACATCGAGTTGCACTCGACCGTGATCGTCCAAAACAGCGGTAGCATGACGAACCAAAATGGCGGACTAGACTCGAAGGCGGCTGATGATCTCAGCAAGCGCATCCACACCGAACTGCGAGGCATGGTCGTGCAGGAGGTTCTAAACCAGTCACGCCCAGGTGGAACACTCAACCCAATCGGTTCGATTAGGTCCGGCCGACTAGGACAGTAAGATGGCGCTCGTTTCTCTTACTCCACCCATCGATCCTACGGTGCAGACACAAGCAGCGTTCACCGCCACCGTGCTGCTAGCGTCGTTCGGCGACGGCTACGAACAGGGAGTGGCCGTTGGGTTCGATAACGTGCGAGGTCAGTACACGCTTCAGTGGGACATCTTAACGACCGAGCAGCGCGACGACATCGAGGGCTTCTTTACCAACCAGGGCGGAACGACGTTTCAGTACACGCTACCAACCGAGTCGACACCACGCTTTTTTAAGTGTAGATCGTGGAAGCGCGGTCAGAACGGCGCACTCTATACCCTAAGTGCAGATCTATCCGAGGTATTCAGCTAGTGGCCCTGCTGCAGGACGTCCAGACCTCACACGTTGGCGACCTCGTCACGTTGTTCCAGGTCGACTGCACGAACTTTGCTGACGGAACGATCCTGTACTTCACTCCTAACGCGTACCTAGGTGCACCGGTTCTCTGGAACGGCAACCTGTACACGCCCGTCGACATCGACGCGGATGGGTTTGAATACAACGTTAAGGGTGCTTTTCCGACTCCTACCCTACGCATGAGCAACGTCACCAACCTGGCGAGCTCACTCGTCATCGCGTTTGATGACTTGATCGGTGCTAAGGTCGTGCGCATTAGAACGTTTAAGCAGTACCTCGACAACGGCACGAGCCCAGACGTTAACCAGATCTTTCCACCAGACGTCTACATCGTCGAGCAGAAGACGACGCACAATAAGAAGCTGATCGAGTGGAAGCTATCAGCGTCCATCGACCAAGACGGCGCGATGCTTCCTGGGTTCTTTTTGGTACGCGACTACTGCTCGCGGATCTTTCGACGCTGGGACGCGGTCAAGGGCGAGTTCAGGTACGAGCAGGCGACGTGTCCGTACGTCGGCGCGGCGATGTTCGACATCAACAACAACCCAACGGGGGATCCTACGCAGGACGCGTGCGCCAAGAACTTACCTGCCTGTAAGCTTCACTTTGGCGCGACGAACCCGTTGCCCTACAAAGGGATTCCCAGCCTGGGAAGACAGCGCTAACGTGTTTACCGAAGACGTCATTGAAGCAATTAAAGCTGACGCTATCGAACGCTTTCCACACGAGAGTTGCGGGGTAGTGGTAGAAGCTAACGACGGCTCACATCGATACGTTAGCTTTCCTAACACTGCGGATGATCCGTACACGTCTTTTCACATCGACGAGCGCTCGTTGCTACCGCTTACGCCGTCCCTGCGCTCAATCGTGCACTCTCACCCAAACGGTCCTGACTGTCCGAGCGCGACCGACATGCGCCAGCAGCTAGCGTGGGACCTACCCTTTGGCATCGTGTCGACCGATGGGGTAGGCTGTCTACCACCCTTCTTCTGGGGAGGAAGCATTCCTCGTCTACCGTTGCTAGGACGAGGTTTTAGACATGGCGTCACCGACTGTTACGCACTGATCAAGGACTACTTCGACGAAAGACTTAACGTTAAGCTGGGTGAGCATCCCCGTGATTGGGACTGGTGGACCACGGGTGAAGAGAGCTTGTACGAAACTAACTTAATTAGCGAAGGCTTCTTTAAGATCAGCGAGCGTGACGTTCGTGAACACGATTGCTTCATGGCGCGCTTGCACGCTAAGGTGCCCAACCACGCGGGAGTTTACGTGGGCAAGGGTTTGATCATGCACCACCTAACGAGTCGACTAGCTTCAGACCCTTCGCGGCTAAGCGCGCGTGAGCCCGTAGGGGCTTGGCAGCGTTTCATCCGCGGTGATTGGTACCGCCACGAGAGTCAACGCGATGCTTAAAAAGATCAAGCTGTACGGCCAACTTGCGACGAAGTACGGCCAAGAGTTTGCGGTAGACGTTTTGTCGCCGGCCGAGGCCGTTCGCGCGCTACTACTTCAACTACCTGGGTTTGAGCAAGACGTTCGCGCGGGTGAGTTCATCTGTATCCGCGGTGACTTCGACGAGGGAGAAGCGTGCGACGAGGAGCTCATTCACCTACGGTTCGGTAGCGTCGCTGAGTTTCACCTGATCCCAGCTGCGGTAGGTCACGCGAAGGGAAGCATCGGAAAGATCTTGATGGGCGTCGTTCTAATCGCCGCCGTCATGATCCCAGGCATGCAGGTACTCGGCTTCGGCGCGTTCTCCGCCCTGACGAGTGGTACCTACACCGCCGCTACGCTGGGAGCGATGTGGACGGCCGTGGGAACGCTAGGCCACCTACTGATCGGGGTAGGCGCGTTGATGATCATCGGCGGTGTCTCGCAGATGCTAGCTCCTACGCCCAGTACCTCGTCGTCGAGCGCGAGTCAGAGCTACATCTTTAACGGTGCGGTTAACACGAGTCAAGATGGCACGAGCTGCCCACTGGTGTTTGGCCGCTTGATCGTAGGTTCGGTCGTAGCTAGCGCGGGGATCACGAGTGAGCGCATTAGCGCGTCTGATATTCCTACCGTACCGGAGGGCGACATGGTACTCGCTTCGGTGCCCTAGTGACTGATCGTCGAGCTTACGGTAATAAGAGCAAGGGTGGAAGCTCGTCGAGTGAGTCTCCTAACACACTCGCCTCGTCATCGACCGCGCGGATCGTTGAGATCTTGTCACACGGTGAGTGCGTGGGTTTAGCCGACCACGACAACCCGCTCAAGTCGACGTTTTTTGACAACACCCCGGCACAGAACGGCGACGACACGTTCAACTACAACGGCCTAACGTTGCAGGTACACACGGGCCTGCCTAACGATGAACCGTTCACCGGCTTCTCTGACGTCGAGAACCAGGTCGACGTCGGCCTGATCTTGCACCACGGATCACCGTACGTCTACACCGTTACCAACCACTTTGTTGATGCGGTTCGGGTCGCTATCCAGGTCGACGCGCTATCGGAACAAGACTCATCAAGTGGCGACATCAACGGGACCAGCGTCTCTTATTCGTTCGCTACCCGCATCGGGTCAGGTGCTTGGACGACGGTTATAAACGAGTACCTTAACGATAAGTGCACCAGCCCGCAGCAGATTAGTTATCGGATCGAACGACCGGCCGGCGCGTCGGATACCGATCAGTGGGGCGTCCAGGTGACCCGCGTGACGGTCGATGCGCCAACGGTCAACATTCAGAACCAGATCGAGGTCGCGTCCGTCGCCGAGATCACCGACTCGAACTTGCAGTACGCCGACCTGTGCGCCGTGGCGATCACGGTCGACTCACTGTCGTTCGGTAGCAGCATTCCTACCCGATCTTACGACCTGATCGGGATGGTGCTCGACGTACCGTCGAACTACGTCGCTCCCGATCCACTCAACGCGCTGAACACCGGCGCGCGTTCGTACCCAGGTTTTTGGGACGGCACGTTTAAGCGCGCGTGGACCGACAACCCAGCTTGGATTCTCTGGGCTCTCATGACCGATAAGGAGTGGGGACTCGGTAAAGAGCTGGACCCTAGTCAGATCGATAAGTGGACCCTCTACCAGATCGCGCAGTACTGCGACGAGTGGGTCGACGATGGGACTGGGACGGGAGGTTTAGAACCACGCTATCGGATCAACGTTCAGATCACCAACGCGGACACGGCGTACGCGGTGCTGCAGTCCATCGCCTCGGTCTTCAGAGGGATGCTGTACTGGGGCACCGGCGTCGTTAGCTTTATCGCGGACCGCCCACAAGATCCAATCAAGCTGGTGTCACCAGCAAACGTCATCGACGGTACGTTCACGTATCAGGGTGCCGCACTTAAGGCACGCCACAGCGTGGTGCGTGTAACGTGGAACGACCCGACTAACTTCTTTAAAGCGACGACGCTGGTGGTCGAGGACGCTGACATGCTTCAGCGCTTTGGCTGGCGACCCACGGACCTACAAGCGTATGGCTGCACGAGTGCCGGTCAGGCCCGGCGGATGGGGCGTTGGGTTCTCGACACCGAAAAGTACGAGTCTGAGACGGTCACGTACTCGGCTTCACTCGATCACGCCGACATGCGTCCGGGACAGATCATTCAGATCTACGATCCGTTCTACGCGGGCGCGCGCTTGGCGGGTCGGATCGTGGCGATCACCTCCACCGGCGCGCAGGTCGACGCTCCGGTCGACATCGACGCTGGGAAGACGTACACCGCCTACCTAACGTTCGCCGACGGAACGATGGTTTCTCGGCAGCTAACGAACAGCGCCGCTACCGGCGTCGTAAATCTAACTTGGAGCAACGCGCTCGGTCAGCTGCCAGACGTGGGTTCGGTAGGCTCGTTGTTCTGCACCACCGAGTTAGCATCAACGTCACGTGCGTTCGTCAAGGACAGCACGACCACGTCGGTCACGTTCAACTCAGGTGTCGTTCTCGACACTCAGACCCAGTACAACATCATCTTTACCCTCGCCGACGGATCAACCCAGGTGCGAGCCATCACGACCGATCCTACGGTGTCGGGAACACAGTACGGTAACTCGAGCGAGTGGACCGTGCTGGAGGTTGGATGGGCCACGCCGCTAACTACCCAGCCATACGACGGATCCATCGCGTTCATCTGCGCGATCAACCAAGGGTTCGTTCCGTTCACCGTCGCTAGCTGCACGGGAACGAGCGTTGAGCTCGACCGTAACGTTACGCTCGAGCCTCACTACGACTACGTCGTTCAGTTGACCCGTCCGACGGGTGAGACGATCTCGCGTCCCATCGACAACCCACACGCTTCGGCTCTGACCACGAACTTACTAACGTGGGGCCAAGATGCGACGGACCTTCCCATCGTAGGATCGATGTGGGGTCTAACGATCTCGGACCTGGCACCGCGGTTGTTCCGGGTAGTGACGGTAAGTGAGAAAGCTACGAACGTCTACGAGGTGACGGGACTATCGTACGATCCGACCAAGTACGATCGGATCGAGACGCCGTCGATCATTCCTACGCCCGTCCCGGTTACCAACCTTACCCAGATTAAACCGCTGCCGGCCTCGAACATCGTCGCGACGCGCAACCCAGTTAAGCAGACCGACGGTACGTTCGTCGATAAGGTCTTCGTGACTTGGCAGGCCAGCCCGAGCGCAGGTGTTACGCGCTACCTCGTGTCTTACCAGTACGGCACGAACTCGTGGGTTCAGCTACCCGACGCGACCAGTCCGTCGACCGTCTTTACGTCGGTAGGCCCCGGTGACTATACGTTCAAGGTGATCGCGGTCGCGTACACGAGCGAACAATCCACCGCTGCCACTGCGACCTGGACGCTGACCAACACGCGACCGTTTAGTGGAGCGCGGATCATCGACCTGTGGTTGCAAGGCGAGTCACCTGGAACACCGCCCGCCTCATTCACCGGTTCAGACTGTAAGATCACGTGGAACGTTCAAGCGCCCAGCGACTGGGTGGACCCATCGGTCACGAATTGGGTCGATCCGTACCTGATCAACTACCGTGTTCGACTGTACGATCACACCGGCGTCACCGTCATCGGCACCTGGACGACGACGGACGAGTCGTTCATCATCACACGTGAGATGAACGCTGAGGTCAACGGTGGCACACCGCTACGTGACTTCCAGGTAGGGGTGGCGATGACCGATCCGTACGGTACGTACGGCGAGACGCTCGTTGAGTTCACGAACCCGGCACCTAGCGCGCCGAGCTCGGTAACGCTCGCGCAGACGACCCGCGGCTTTACGGTTTCGGTTCCAGCGCCAACGGACCTCGACGTGGTAGGTG